TCTAAATATCCATCCAAGCAAAACGGCTCGTGTAAATCTCCAATACACAATACTCTAGTTTCATTCTTTTCTCTAGTAGCTTTGATTAATTGAAATTCACTATTTGATAATCTTATTCTTGGTGGTTGTTCTTTTCTTGACATTGTTTATGGTTTTAGGTAAATATTTTGTCTAGTTTTTTAAGCAATAAACTTGACATTTTGTAATAAAAAAACCTACTTAATTAGTAGGTCTGTAATTTATGCTTCGTTATTGCTAATTATTCCTTTTGATGTAAGAAATACTTTTGTAACATTATGAGGTTGTGCTACTTTCCAAACTGTTCGTCTAGCCTTATACAATCTAGTTTTAACTATTCTAGTTACTGACATTGCGTTTCCTTGATTACCACCAAGAACATGATAACAAGATTCATCTTCACCTACATAAATACCAACGTGACCGCCACCATCTCTTTTGAATGTAAGAATGTCACCTAACATCGGTTCTTTAACTTCTGCTCCCCACTTTGCCCAAGACAATGCCCATAATGGCGAGGCTATTGGAGTTAAACCAGCGGAATGAACAGCGTATGCAATTGCTAAACCACACCAAGGTATCTCATCATTCGTATAAACTTTTGCTAATCCTAATTCTTTAGCCCAACCAATGATAACTGGATTGTGAACTTTGCCGACAATTTCTTTTGTGCCTAGCATTTTTACTGCTTGTACTAAAATCTGTGGCGATTTTGCTTCTTTTAAATAGTCATACATAATTTTTATTTTTTTATTTAAATTTAAACAAAAGTACAATTAAAAGAATAAGAAATGCGATTATACCTAGAAATCTAAGATTATAACCGAATGACTTCTTTTTATCGTTTTTAATCGTTTTAACGGCTTCTTTATACTTGTACTTTGTATTGTACTTAATTAGCTTTAAAGTATCTCTAAGCGTCTTATATTGGTATCTAATCTCATATCTTGTAGGTGGTGCCACTAACTCAGGACATTTAACAGAAACTTGACGATATATAATTGAATCTTTACCATCCTTACCTTTGATAGTTGTGTTTACAGTAACCACCGTAGTGTCGCATATAATTTTACCACCTTTTTGTATAAACTTTCTTTGATGAAATTTCGCTGAACAAGAAATAAGAAAGAATAAATAGATTGATAGCAGAATCATAAATACTAAAGTCGAAAGTTGTGTATAGTTTATTTTCATTTTTATATGTATTAAAATATAATGTATAGATAATTAGTTTAATTATACGTTAAAAAGTATAATAAAATATTCGTTAGTTTAGTTTTAAGCAAAAAAGTATAATATATTAACTATGTATCTTCTTGCTAAATGCATCCGATATCTTACTACCTACTGCTACAGATAAGAAACCGAAGAATACTTCACTATTATAGCCATGCACAAAGAAATCTATTAAGCCAACAAGCACACAGATAGCAAATGAAGTAAACATTGTAAGCGAAGTTCTTGACCATTTACCGTCTTTCTTTAAAGTGTCACGAAATAATTCTTTTAATACTGTTTTTACGCTCATTTGGTAGTATTGCAATTAAGTTAGTCTTTATAAATATATCACCTCTATGCGTAGATGCTTGTTTTATTTCTTGCTTATCATTTAAGCACTGGAATAGTCGTTCTTCTACGGATGACAATCTACTGTTCATCCAAATTAAAGCAATAACGGTCATACCTAAAGCACCGTGTTTTTTTATGGTTTCTAAAATTTCAAGCATTGTGGTTTAATTTGTAGTAGTTTAAAATAAATTAGTTGTTTCTTTTGGTAAATATTCTATTAAGGGCAAATCTTTTACCCAGATAAAAGTTTGATTTTTACAAAACTCTATCTCTTCAATCGAAATTATCCAATTATCTGAGTTGTCTTGAATAGGATTGAAATAGCTATCCTCATCGAATAGTTGACCGACTAATTCGTCTTTCTGCAAATCTGTTAAAAGACCTACATACGTTAATTTTTGTTCGGGTGTTAATTGTGCTACTATCATACGTTACGAGATAAAGAAGTTTGGTAAGCTTGTACTGCTGTGTAAAAGTTAGATGCTTCGGTGTCTGTTAATCCATCTCCTATTGATGCAAAGGCACATTGATTAGATGAATATTGAACAGAACTTATATAATGTCTTGCTCCAATATAAATAGTATAATTTGGCTTAGATGTTGAAGTCGCAAGTCTATTAAAGTACTGTGTAGCATTTCGGTAGCCTATTACATTTGTTGATGTGAGTCTTGAAATAGTAAACAATCCACTTTTATTAGTAGAACCTACTCCATTTCCTGTGCTATTTATTGCTGAATAATCACCTAATCCACTTCCATAGTTAGGTGATATCATTGTAGTAATATTATCCCATCCTGCACCCATTAATACAGCGGTAAAAATATCCTCTCTTGAATAAAATGATAAAGATGCATTGTTCAGAGAAAGCGTAGTGTTACAATTCAAAAAAGTATCTGCATATCCATTTGTTCCATTCGGTTTTGCACCCGTAGATGAATGAGTCCAACCCCCTACAAATGACAATCTAAAAGCTGCATCCGTATCTAAAGGATTCTTTAAATTAAACTTATGAGTCGTTGCTGTACCACCTACAAATGGATATAACGCATTGAATTTAGTCCAAATAGAATAACCTTTTAAATCTAAAACGAGTTGGTTAATAGCGTTCTTTTGTGTTAAATCAGTTATTCCCGAAGCTGTTATAAATGCTTGTGAGTCGACATCATATGCTATACCTCCAAATATGTAAGGATTTATTATCATGATCTAGTACCTATTAACGTAATCTTTAAACCTTTTGCTGTACCGTCACCTATTTGGTCAATATCTACTGTTATCTCAGTGTCATCAGCTATCGCACTATCAGAAATTACATAAGCCGTTGCAGCCGTTGTACTTGTTTTTTTTGTGTTATCAATAGTTAATTTTGTACTTAACACACTAGTTCCACTTTCGTTAATATCAACAGTGAATATACTACCTGAAGTTTGAGCAGTTACTAAAGAAGCACGAACAGCTGTTAACGTCATTGCGTGTGGCATTCTAAAAGATATCTTTTCTGTTGTTGCAGTTAATGCTGTAGTTTCATCTGAACAAGCAACTTGAATATAAACAGTTTTATCAGCTTTTAAAGCCAACGCATCAAATACAGCATCTTCACTTGGTGCAGTTGTAGTAACTCCGTTAGTAATTGTCTGAGTTACAATAGTCGCTTTTAATTGTGTACCTGTCAAGTACCTAGAATAATGAACACCACCTGAAAGATAAGATACTTCAAACTTATCATTAACCCCGAATGTACTATTTGGATATGCTGTTAACCCTGATATCTTGTATTGTGCCATCTTTACTTAATTTGATTATGTACTGCTCTAATTTCTTAATGTTAGAAGCCTTTTGTTTATATTTTATCTTCATATTTTATGCTTGTAATTACAGAAACCACCCACCTAGATTAACATCTCTATCTGGAAACATATCACCATTAGAATTTGCGTTATATTCAGGATATAAATTTGAATTAAAGCAAATGTAATCTACAAATCTTTCATTATAATGCTGTGCTAAACTTCGTTCTTTCTCAATTAATGAATCCATTTCTTCCTTAGATATGTTTTCACCGTTTTCGCTACCATGTTTAAACACCCCCTTGTTACCAAATGTATAACTAGCAAATGGCAAATATTCAACCATAGTGTAATGAATAACCATAGGCTTTATATAAGCAGTTAATAACGTTGTGTAAGGACTTGCTAAAGTTCCTGCTACTATTCCATCGTTTATCTTATTAAATAGCTTTGTACCTAGAATATTTTGTATGTGAATATCTTGAGCAACCTTCATTTTATCTGTGAACTTGTCAGGATCTAAATTACCATTCAAAGAAGTGAATTTAGCAATGTCAGTTGTCGTCACGAATAGTGCTTGTGCCATTAGTTGAATCTTTTATTAGTTGGTAAAAAACCGTTGTAAGGCATATCAATTGGTCTTGTAGATACTAAACTTTCGTTTTTAATTTCATAACCGTATTTCTTAGCCTTTGCTTGTGCTATTTGTTTTTGATTAGGCAAATTTAAAGCAGTACCAGAAAGAACAGCATAAACTTGCTTATTCCATCTATGGTGACACGCTCCACCGCCTTTAAAAAACCAAACAGAATATAAATCAGTCCCTTCAGGCCCCCATCCTTCGTTAACAACTTGACTACCCATATTGATAATATCTTCTTTACGATATATCTTATTAGCTTTCATCATATTTTTACAAAAAGCACGAGAATCTTCACTTGTTTCTCCTGCATATTTATAACGTGTAACGAATTTTATACCATCAATATTTTCATCTTGCTTACTTGTTATATTTGGTCTTGCATCTCCTGAAGAAATAAAGTTCCAAATCTTAGATAGCAAAGTTTCTTCTTTTGGTTTTTCGCTTAATAATGCATTTTCTGAATCGTCTGTGTCATAATTAACTTCAAACTCATCAATTAAAAGCCAATTTTCAGGAGCATTTTCTCCAAAGTTATCTAAGTTTAATTTGTCAATACCAGAACTTAAAGAAAGTGTAGTAGTATCTTGTTCTGGTACTACAACATTTGAATCTGTAGTTAAAGATTTACGCTCAAAGAATAAATCTAAAGCAATACCGTTAATTGCAAGGATAGTATCACACGCATCTATAACTAATTCTTGAAAGTGATTAACAATAGTATTATAAAAATAGATTGCTGCTACTTCAATTTCATCTGCTGAACTAGAAAAACCACTACCATCTAAAGTAACACCAACCAACATAGGAGATGTAATGTTGTGACCTACTAAAATCTTATTTCTAGCTTCTGTAGATAAGTATTCATAATGTTGTGGCGCATCGTTCAAAGGAATATCGTCAACTGTAGTTTTTTGAGTCTCGTTATTATTAAAAGAAACGATTACTTTTTGACCTCTTGAACCCGTTAATTTGTTTAATACTTTACTAGATTGAAGTCTTTGTTGTTCTTCAGTAGGTACACCGTTATTAAAGTTAACTACTTTTGTACCACTAAATCCGTTTTCAACTTCGTTAATTAGGTATTCAGCAATTCTCTCTTCAAGTACACAATAGTCTAAAGCACCTTCGTAATCAACAGCACTAAAATACTTTCTACCTACTGAATAATTACCAAATACTAAAACTTCAATATCTTCTGTTGTAGTTCCTAAACAAGGAATAAATACGGGAACAAACTTTTTAATGTCCTCCCAGTTATCAGAATACCAATAACCTTCTACAATACCTTTGTCATTACATTTAGCAGGTCTTAAAAGATTCATTGGTAAGTGTTCAACCTTTGATATTAAACCCTTTGATTTAATACATTGAAAAGCACCCGAACCCATTAGTTTCAAATCTAAAATTGTAGATCGTAAACAAGTCTTTCCGAATAGCATCTTCATTTGTGCGTATTCGTTTGGCTTTCTGTTTGCGTCTTTTGCATTTAACCCTTTACCATATATCAACTTTGACATATTATTGATTACAGCATTGTTTGTAGGCGAATTTCTATAACGGTCAATTAACCAACTATAATAATTATTATCTTCACCGTATTCAACCCACTCATTACGTGAATCTTCTACAATTGAAGGTTGTGTGTAACTAGATAATTCTAGTACAAAACTATTTGATGTTTCATTCATAAACTACATAGTCGTTATTTGAAGAACTTTGTACATATTCTCCGTTATTAATTGAATAAGATTGTATGCTTTGATTTGTAACGAATACTTTATCTGTATAAATTACAGTAGTATTGTTAAGTATATTTAATGTATAAAAGTGATTATCTTTTAAAGCAATGATTTTAGAAATAGATAAATAGTATCTATCTGTAGTAGGTGAAATAGAATAAGTAAGAACTATTCCAGTTTCTTCATGTGTGAAAGTCATCGAAGTTGCCGTATAGCTTCTAGGAATAACTTTAAACGTTTGGCTTGTTGCTTGTTCTTTAAGTATTATCATCTTATATAATAACAATTGTAACGTGATTTTGTTTTTATTTGATATATTTGCCTTATGATAAACTATAAAGAAACAAGAAAAATTCTAAACGATATGTTAGATACTGCAATTAAAAAACGCAGAAATTATGTATTTGTTATGAGCAATGATTTTGATTATAATTATAAAACATTCAAAAGAATAAAAGTTATAAAAATGGTTTTATGTCCTAAAGGATATATCTACTATTGTCCTAATGTTATGTGGAATAAAACAAAAAACCCCCACTAATTAAAGTGAAGGTTTCCGTTTTGAAATATAATGTTAAAAAATATTTTTATTTATTTAGATTTCTATATAAATCAGAAGCTAAATAAGAATCAATCATTTTAAAACTTGGATTATCTACAGCTTTCAAACCTAAATCATTTGCTTGGGAATTGAACTTTATAGCTATTTCATAAGCCTTATCAGCTTCTTGCTTAAAGTTTTTCTTAGCTACTTCAAATTTATCTTTTAAATCACCATAACTTAATAATGCTGTTTTTAAACTATTTTCAGATTTTCTAATATCTTCAGCTAATGCCAGCTCAATTACTTCACTTTTTAACTCTACAGCAGGTGTAAACAACTGCTTGTATATTTTATCTAAACTCATTTTAAATTAAATTAAAGCCCCGAAGGGCTGTTAATATTATACTCCTGCAGTAATTGTATAACCAGCAGTTGTAAGCAATGCTTCAGTAGTTGCTTCAAAAAAGTTAGCAGGTACTTTTTCCATTCCCGTTAATTCTAAAGTGTAGCCTGAAAGGTCACCCATTGCACCACCAGTTACGATAGTTCCACCAGTTACATCCATTCCAAAGTCTTTTCCTGCTAAGAAGAAATTACCGTTGTTATCTCTAACAATAACGTTTGGTCTTCCGTAGATAAGTAATTTAAGTTGTTTATGATCAGATACAGAAAGTTTCTTTAATGTAATAGATAATTTTTGGTCAAAGAAAGTAGTGCCGTTATCTCTTGAAGAGTTTACAGTTTGAACGAAAGTATTACTCGCTCCTTTCAAATCATATTTAAATGCAGTTGGTGTACCTAACACCGTTTCAATTGCATCAGTATTTACAGCATCATAAGTGTAACCAGTTGCATCTCCATCGTTAACGAAGTAAATTGCATCTAATCCACCGATACTGTCTTTACAAGGCTCTATTCGCCCTAGTGTTATTTCACAAGCCATTTTTTTATGTATTAAAAAAGGGATGGTGTATATTGCACCACCCCTTCTTAGTTAATAATTAATTATTAGTTAGCTGCGTTAGTGATTCCGTAAGTTACGATATCTGAAACGTTAGCATATTGAATACCCATAGCCATACGCATAACAACACGAACATTTTGTGAGCCATCAAAATCACTTAAATCCAAAACTTTCACTTCATTTGTATCACTTAAAAGTGAACATCCGAAATACAAGTTTTCAGGATATGTACAGATAGCTACAGTAGAAGTCATTCCTGATGCCATGAAGATTGGAATACCATCGAAAGATAAATCTCCGTTTGTGTACCATTGTGTACCTTGTGCGTTAACACCGTTACCACCTAATCCACTTGTTCCGAATCCACCTAAAGCTCTAATGTAAGCCTTAACGATTGCACGAGAAGCATAAATTCTTAATCCTTCTTGACCGTAAAGAGCAGCAGGAATAGCATCTACAATTTTACCTAATTCAACAATGATAGTTGAAGCAGATACAGCAGCACCAGCAACCTCATTAGCAGCAGGTAAAGCAGCATCAGCAGCTAAAAGAACTTCGAAACCATCGAAAGAACCTGAAGTAGCAGTAGCACCTGACCAAATGTTAGTCTCAACTGTAGCAGCAACCTTAGCAGCAACCAAAGCAATAAGGTAATCAGCGAAAGATTTAGGCATTACATCATGAGAAGAGAAGCCTTGCTCCATTCCTAACCATGTGTTGTGGTAATCTTTCTTACACAATTGTAAGTTTACTTGAAAATCCTCTACTGTAAGAACTCTTTCAGTTAAAGTAACTGTAGAAGTTGCAGTAAAATCACAAGAAGCATCTTTAAGAACACCATCTAATCCAATTTTTTGGATAACTTGCTTGTATTTAATATTAGGAAGAATAGTAATTCCTCCGTTTTCTAAACTGTTTGCAGAAAGCAAAGCAGCAGAAACGTACTTAGCAGCGAATTCACCTGCATAAGTTGTAGTAATTGTTGTTGTTGTAGCCATTTTTTATTATTTATTTAATTTATTTAATACTCTATCTAAAGTTGTTTGATTTGCACTTTTCGCATATCTAAATACTTCAGGTGCTTTAGAATTTTCAGGATTGTATCTGATAGGCTCAACTTCTGTTGCTTCAGCCAATTCAACTACTTCTTTTTTAGATTCTAATTGTGCTTTCAATTCAATATTTTCCTTTTTCAATGCTTCAATCTGAGAAAAGAATGTTTCTTTAGTAATTGATTCAACTACTTTCTTTACCGTTTGTGCCTCTTCCATTGCAACAGGAGCAGCTTCAGGAGATTCAACCTCTACTTCAACTTCAACTTCTGCTTCTTCCATTGGCTTAATTTCAGCAATGATACCTTCAACTTCTACTACCATGATAGTACCGTCTTCAAGTTTGTATTCTCCAACTGGACAAGGAACGATTCCTTCAGGTGTTGAAATACCAACTGAATAATCAGCTTCAAAAGATTCAGCTTCAAATACTGTAACTCCATCCTCGCCTTTCATTTGTGCTAGTTTAATTTCTACAGCTTTCAAACCTACGGCTCTAAGCACAGAATTTACATTTTCTTTTAAACTCATTTTTATTATTATTAGTTATTATTATTAAAAAACAATTTAGTTATCTATCTGTTGCAAATTGATTTAAGGATTCACTATAACTAAAGTAGATTGCCCTATCAAAGTTCCTATTCCTTGTCCTTTAGATTGCTTTTCGTAATCCTCTTTTGTTGGTTTTTTTATCTTAGCCATTTCACCCTACTTTATCAACTGTTAATATTACACTAGGTACACTTGGATAACCATGTACTAAATCTTCTTCTTCTGCTATTAATTGAATTGCATCGTCCTGGTGTATCATTAATTCAGCGTAATCATTTGCATTTAATGAAATAAAGAAATTCCATGCAGCTACTAAGAAATCTGAATTAGCCTGCATTGTAATGTGTGTTGCAGTATTCGGAACGTTAACACCGTTCTTTCTAATCCATATTATAGCTTGTTTAGTAGCGCCACCTTGAACTCGGTATAGTTGTGCTGAAAACTGAATGTTATAAACTCCTACAGTATCTACTTTTATTCTACTATTATTTACAATTGATACACCACTAGTAGATGTTGCATCAGTTCCGTTTAAAGTAATAGCTGTTACTGTACTTATTGTTGGTGATTGTGTTTGAGTAGAAAAGAATGAGCCATATTTTCTAGCATTAACCGTTGTACTTCCAATTGTTACTTCTTGAATAGCACCGTTTAAATGTACCTTTAGTTTATTGTCGTAAACGTGTAAAACTCCATTCTCAATAGATACTCCAGATTCACTTTCTAATGTATCAACTTGAACTATGTAAGCTGTGTTTGTAGTACTAGCCATTTATTAAAGTTTTTAATTCATTAATAATATTATATTCTTTAGAATGTAATTGTTCAAACCCATCAAAAGCACCCTCTATAGAATAACCTTTGAATGTTCCGTTCTTAATTTCATTCCAAACTTGATCGTTGTATATCTTACTCATCAAAACCCATTCACCACCCTTAGCTCCTAGATTATATAAATTAGATTTATCATTCTTAGAATCCTCCACAATCCAACTTTCTATTACTGAAATTCCATCTACCTTATCTTCATGTTCTGTAGTAAAATTGTTTAGGTTTAATTTCTTCATATAGATTTCAGCTGTTTGTGCAACCGTTTCTTTAGTAAAAAATATATTAAAGTCTTTACCGTTCATTCGTCTAAAAATTCTCTTTTCAGGAACTAAAGCAAAACCTACTACAATACGTCTTTCTTCATCTACTACTTTAAGTTCAACTACTTCAGAAGATAGGAATACAAAATCCTTTTCTATTGCAGGTGATTCAACTAATGAAACTGCAAAAACTCCATCATCTGCACTCTTAATTGTTAATTCGATTTCTTGTAACTTTTCCATAACTATAAAACATTATTAAATTGATGCTGTTGTAATTCTATTTCTATCCAAACTTTGTTGACTTGTAACGTCTCCACCTACAACAAACGCTTGAAGCGGTTGATTTTGTAAGCCTTGTAATAATTGATTTGTTCCTGAGTTACCAACTAGATTAAAGTTAGCAGGAGTAGCAGCAGCTGTAGCAGCAGGTAAACTATCTAGCTTGTCGCCGCCTCCACCACCTCCACCACCATTACTATTAAATTGCGTTTTAGCAATCATAGCAACCTTAGCAATACCACTAGCAACAGAAATACCTGCAGCAACAGCACCACGAATTAATGAAGAAGGGTCGCCTGGTATTAATTGCGAAGCATAAGCACTTTGAGCAGCTTGATAAGTTGAAATTGTAGCTTGAGCAATTGAAGCAGCTTTATTAATATTAAACGCTCGTTTTTGTGAAGCCTCAGATTTACCTGCAAATGAACTTGCTAATTCTCCAATCACTCCAATTGCATCTGAAGTCATTTGAATCTTTGCGTTTTTTACTGAATCTTCTCTATCTTTATCTTCTTTAGCGTATTTATCATTTATAACTTTTGTTTCCGCTCCTTTTGCTTCGTTAATAACGGCCATTGCTTCAGCATTACCTTTTGCTGCTTCTTCAAGTGCTGTATATTTATCTTTTACTAATTGTATTTCTCGCTCTTGTTCAGATAATAAATTAAGTTCATTTTGATAGGCAATATCTTTAATTGTTTTATTGAATTCTATTAAGGCATCTGCTTTGATTTTAGCAGCTGCTATTTCAGCATCTTCAATAATTTTCAACCTTGCTTCTTCTGTTCTTAATTCAATATCATTTAAAGCACTCTTTCTAGCAGATTCTAAAGTCTCAGTATCTTGTTTATATTTCTTTGCTAACGCTATTTCTTTAGCATATTTCTCATTTACTTTTAAAACTTCTAAATCATGGTCACTTAATAGGCTATCGTTATATTCTTTCTCTAATGCTCTAATAGAATCTAAAGCAGCTTTTTTATCAGCTCTTGCTTTATCAGATGCTGCCTTTGCTTGTTCTCTTCTTTTTTCTTCTTCTTCAGCTGCTTTATCTTGTGCTTCAGTAACTTTGTTAGCTAATTCTTCAGCATCTTTAATATTTTTTTGAGTCATGGCGTCCTGCCATTTGTCGTATGATTCTTGTTCTTTTTTCTTTGCGTTTATAAATTCTTCTGATGTAGCAGCGTCTTTTCTTCTTAAATCATATATCTTATCAAATGTTTTTTGAGTCTCAATATAGTTTTTATAAGCCAATCCTATTTGGTCGTTTGATGCCTTTTCTTTTATTTTTGTTAATTCCTTTTCAGTTGCTCCATTTATTATCGCTCTTGCTATATCTAATTTTGAAGTATCTTCAATTCTTTTAGATTGTTTATTTATTAATTCAACTTGCTTTTCAAGTTCATCATTTAAATCTGAAACGCTTGCTTTTGCTGTTTCTTGTGATCCACTAAATAAAGCAAATGCACCAATTAATAAACCAATACCTCCAATAATTAAAAAGATAGGATTCGCTTTCATTACTAAATTTAATGCCTTTTGTGCTAAAGTCATTCCACCCGTTGCAGCAGTTGCTGTTGCAGTTACAGTCGCTTGTGTTGCAGTTACAGCCGTATCAACTACTTTAGCTTTTTTAACAATACCAAGCATTACGCCTAAAGTTTTGAAACTATCTATAGATTCTAAAACCCCGTCAATACCTTGAGTCAAAGCCATTGCACTTTGCACCTTCAGCATCATTTCTTCAACCTCTTTGCCTTCAGCACCAAATAACCCCATTGCACCTTGAACAGCTTGGAATCCATTTAATGCACCACTCATTGAAGCAGTTAATGCTTTGAATTTAGCATCAGGATTAAACGCATCTGTTAATACCTTAGCATCACCAATAGTATCTTTTAAACGTGCGGCCGCCTTTGCAGCATTCATTGCTTCTACACTTGTCGCACCGAACTTTTCAGACATTGCAGAAACTTCTGCTTGTGCTTCTCTAAGTTGGCTTTTTAAACTACCTAAGTTACTTTCAACTTCTACTACTATCGTTTTTGTTTCCATCTTATAACTCTTTTAGCTTGTTTTAACGCTTGTTTAACTGTTGTCGGTATTTCGTTTTTTCCCTTTGCTATTTCAATTTCTTCGCTTCTATTATAAAACGAATCTAATTTTAGCATATCAAATATCTCTTTCATATTATTCTACTATTCTATATTGTCCATCTTCTGTAATTCTTAGAATTCCACCCGTTGCAGTTTCTATTATTCTATATCCTATCTCAGCATTTTGATATATCGTTAAATATTGATTAGGCAAAACCCCATCTGGAGTAGTTACTACAATTGGGAAAGTATTCACTCTAGTTGTTGCACCCGAATTTAACGTACAAGCCACGCTTATCTGTTGTTCTCCATTTGGTGTATAATCACTTGGTGTAGCGAATTGTGTTTCTAATGGCAAAGAAATTACCACGCTATAATCTTCAGGAATAGAAAAATCAACTAAAACATTCTGTGCTAAATAATCAATATAGATCGTTTGGTTAAAATCTACCGTATCTCTTTGGTTAGTTATTAAACTGAAATCTACAACTCCCGTAATAAGATTTGATTTCATTGAATTAATGATATACTTCTTGTCACGAATTATAAGCGAATCGTTAAGTTTTAAAGACGTTAGCATACTTAGTGGCACAATTGTCTTTACATCAATTAAACGTGTCTTAGAACTAAACAAATTAGTTAAGTATTCTTCGTAATATGTAGCGTATAAACTATTATTTTCTATGTTTTCTGTGAAACTAGAAATATCACTATTGAAATTTAGCGTATAATTAACGCTGCTTACATCAGCATCTTGACCGAATGGAATATAATCGGTAATTGTCTCAGTAGTTAAGCCATTGTCAAATTCAAATGATTCACCTGCTCCAATATTTGTGTATTTATTTTGATATAATAGTACTGGCTTTGGAATATATTTCTTGTATTCAGGAGAAGTGCCTAAACAATATGCTACTTGTAGACTTGTATTTGTAA